CACAACATCGGCGTATGTGATGATACCGAATCTGACGTTTACCGTTAGCGAGATACAAGCAGGGCTTGCGACAAGCAGCGGTGTCACAAGTGCGTTCACGGAGATCAAGGGAGCGGGCTGGAGTTCGGCAAGTGATACACTGGAGAAGATCAGTGATGCGGCTGGTCCGGGTGTAGTGAATGTGGCACCGCTTCAAGCGGTTGCGCCTAATCGTGTTGCTGGCACAGAGGTTGTCACTTATATCAGTGACACCTCCAGTATTGGCCCGATTGCCATCACAGATGCCGATGGCGATGCTGTGGATCTCAGTGCTTTAACGCTTAAGATTTGCATTGAAAAAGTGGACGGGACAATCCTAGCCAACCTTACACCAACAATCAGCGGAGTCAGCAATAATCAGGTCACATTTACCCCTAACAGTGACAGTGTCGCGAAGACAGGTATTTACCGCTGGGCACTACGCCGGACGAGCAATAATCAAGTGTATGCGTACGGGGACTTTGTTGTTGATCCTGCTGCAAGGATTAGCTAATGGCACTCACGTTATGTGCTTGTGGTAATTGTCATCCAAAAAACGAGGCATGTGGCAAGTGCCGCCATGGGAGAGTCCCGTCGCACCAAAAAACAACAAAAGAGCGAGGCTACGATAGCAAGTGGAGATACATGTCTGAGTTGGTTCGAAAGGAAGAACCATTGTGCGTGGACTGCCTTGAAAGAGGATTTGTCAGCCCAGCAGATGAATGCCACCATAAAGTCAAGATCAAAGACGCTCCCCACTTAAGATTGGCGAGGGATAATGTTATTCCTCTTTGCAGGGAGTGTCATAGAGTGAGAACGGAGAAAGGCGAATGAGCGGGATTGCAGGTAGAAGCGGTGGAGGTAGATTACACGGAACTTACGACACCTCTGAGTACGATGGTGGTCCAATAAAACCGAAAGGCATGTCGCAGGCGCAATCGGATGCCTGGGATGAGGTAATTAGCCGATTGCCACAAGAGGCACTACGCAAGTGCGACAGCTATTTACTTTTTGAACTTTCAGGCTACATCGTTGCCAGTCAGAAGGTAATGGGTGAGTGGCTCGTCGATCCGTCGGACGTTGTGCTTGCCAAAATCAAGAATCAGACAACGCAGAAAATACAATCGCTTTCCGCACTGTTCGGTCTTTCGCCGGCAGACCGCAAGAGAATTCAGATTGCCACACCAAAAGAAGAAGAGGATGAACTAACCGAGTTTACATGATCGCCAACGTAACCGCCAAGGATAAAGTCGATTCCTATGTCGCTGGGGTGCTAGAAGGAAGCATCGTAGTTGGTAGGTGGGTGCGGCTGGCGATTGATCGGTATCTTAAGGATCTTCAGCGGCAAGATACGCTCGAGTTTCCTTTCCATATAGACGAAGCAGAAGCTGAAAAGGCATGCCGCTTTTTCCCGAAGGTTCTCCGTCATAGCAAAGGCGAATGGGCAGGTCAGCCATTTGGCCTCGAGCCATGGCAGGCATTTATCATCTGGAATATCTTTGGATGGAAGCGCGAAGATGGCACACGCCGGTTTCGTAAGGCAGTCATTCTTGTGGCTCGAAAGAACGGCAAAACGCAGCTCGGTGCAGGCATCGCGCACAAGACGGCGGTCGCTGACCAGGAGGCAGTCGCAGAAGTCTATTGCGCAGCAACAAAGAAGGATCAGGCTATGGTCCTCTTCGATGAAGCAGAGCGAATGGTAAACAAGGCCCCTGCACTGGCAAAGCATGCTACGTGCCGGCACCACAGAATTTTGTTTCCATCCACTGGTAGCAAAATTATGCCTCTGGGCTCAGATAAGCCGTTTGACGGGTTGAATCCGCATGGAATCGTGCTGGATGAATTGCACGCTTGGCGCGATCACCACAAGCCGTTTTTTGATACCATGGTGACTGCTGGTGCTGCAAGACGGCAACCGCTGCTGCTCGTCATTACGACCGAAGGCGATACTAACAGCAAGTTATGGATCAACGAGCGCAATTATTGCTATGGAGTGCTGCAAGATTTGTATCAGGACGAAACGCTGTTTGCTATGCTTTACGCGATCGATGAAAAGGATCAGTGGGACGATCCAGCCGTATGGGTTAAAGCCAACCCCAATTTGGGCGTAAGTGTAAAGCCTGAATACTTGTCGGAGTTCTGTAATGCTGCTCGCCATAACAGTGAAAAGAGAAATCAGTTTCTGAGATATCACTGCAATCGCGTTGTATCTGCGACAGAATGGGGCATCGACCTGCAGGCGTGGAATGCATTGGCATCTCCGCTCAGCGACTGGAAAGAAGCTGAGGTCATCACCGTTGGGTTTGACTTAGGCGGCTGGGACGATTTGGCGGGTGTGGCGTACTGTGCTAGATTTGTCGACGGGACAGAGATTGGCGAAGACGGCAGCGAGCGAACTAGCTACCGATACGAATTTAAAACGCAGGCGTACCTGTATACGACCGGCAAGCGTGATGTCAGTAAACTCCCTTGGGTCGATTGGTGTCATAGCGGCCTTGTAAGGCGCGAAGAATTTGTTATCGCCGCAATCAAGCGGCAAATCCTGGCCGATCATGAGACATTCGGCTTTGAAAGTATTGCCTACGATCAATTTAACGCACAACAACTCGGTGAGGAGTTGACCTCCGCTGGAATTAAAGCCGTGAGCTTCCGGCAGAACTTCCTGATGTACAACGAACCGCTGCACAACTTTTTATCTTTGATAGAACGCCAAAAAATTCGGCATGACGGAAATGCTATGCTAAGTTGGTGTGCCGGCAACCTAGCCATTAAGCGTGACAGCGCCGATCGCTGGATGCCGTGCAAGAAAAGCAGCAAAGATAAGATCGATCCACTGGTTGCATGCCTGATGGCCTTCCGACTGGCAATGCTTTCCCCTCCCAAGCCCAAAGGTAACTTATTCGTCTACTAGGAGTACGCGATGGCGACATTGGCTAGACCAGTGCAATGGTTAATTGATTTCTTTACCGGCGGCGCTAATGAGGGCGATCGCAGGGTTACGCCAGATTCCGCACTATCGTACGCACCGATTTGGTATGCGGTCAATAAGATCTGCAACAACATTGGTCAGTTGCCGCTTAACTTCTACCGCCGCACTGACGACGGCAAGGAGCGGGCGAACGATGACGATCGGCACATGTTATTGCACCTTAAACCTAATGCGTTTCAGACTGCCTGCATTTTTAAGTCCCAGGTGATGTCACATGCACTGCTATGGGGAAATGGCAGGGCCTATATCAACCGTTCTGGGAGAAGAATTGCAGAACTAATACCAATCCTGCCAGATCGGACAATTACAGTCCTTATCGAAGGCGAAAAGTATCACCTGACGAAACCCGATGCTCATGATCGCCTCAATCTCTTCGAGACCTTATCGAATGAAACAGGCATGAGAGATGTCATTATCCTGCGAGATAGCGAGGTAATGCACATTCCAGGCTTTGGATACGATGGCATTGAAGGCCTTTCTTTGCTGCAGATAGCGGCCAGAAGCTGGAACGCAGGCATCAGCGGCGACAAGCGATACAATACCCAGGCAAGCAAAGGATTCGCGGCCAAGTTCATGATTGAGGCACCTAGTGGGATGTTTCGCAATGAGCAAGACGCTAAACAGTTCTTGCACATGTTTAATGAATATCATGCCGGCCCCGAAAACTCCGATAAGGTCGGACTGCTTCGCGAAGGCATGAAACTGCAAACCATGGCGATGAGCAATCAGGATGCACAGTTCCTTGAAAACAGGCGTTATCAGCGACAGGAAGCGGCGCTATGGTTTATGCTCGAAACGATTCTTGGTGACGGATCATCCGAGACCTACAGGTCGTTTGAGCACAAAAACATGGCGTATCTGACAAACTGCCTAATGACATGGATCGTTAAATGGGAACAGGAACTCAACTGCAAGCTTCTCTCATCGAGGGAGATTCGAAACGACAGTCATTTCTTCAAATTTAACACTGGAGCATTCTTGCGTGCTGATTTCGCAACTACCATGCAGTCGCTCAGAAGTGGCGTTGAAGCTCTAATTCTTTCGCCTAATGAGGCTCGAGATATCCTTGACTTCAATCGCCGAGAGGGTGGCGATGACTTTATTAACCCGAATACCATGTCCCCAGAGCAGGCAACGGTCGAGGTAGAAGAGCCGGAGGAAGAGGAGCCTGAAGAGGAGGAGGATGACCAAGACGCGCCAGACATTGCTGGGCCTAGCAATCAATACGAAGGCATCAATTTTACTCCACCAGAGGGCGTTCGTAGTGAAGCGAAAAAAGGCCTTGAGTGGCGACGGCAATACAACCGTGGGGGAACCGCTGTGGGCGTGGCTAGGGCACGAGATTTGTCTTCTGGCAAGAATATCTCTCCAGATACCGCCAAGCGTATGAAGTCGTATTTTGCACGGCATGAGGTCGACAAAAAGGGCAAGGGCTTTTCTCCGGGCGAAGATGGATATCCAAGTGCAGGCCGAATCGCATGGGCACTTTGGGGTGGCGATGCCGGTCAAGCGTGGGCAAATAAGCTAGTCAGGCAGATGGAGTCCAGTCAGGCGAATGCTCAAGAAAATGGACCCTCTCGTTCGGCAGAGCGGATTGCAATCAGGTCTCACCTAGAGCATCTCGTAGGAGTCGAGCAAAAAAGAATTCTCGAGTTTGCAAAAAACCCGAAGAAGTTTACCGACAAATCCGAAGCATTTTATTCTAAGTTTAGCACCACGCTTGCAGCTGCGATCGCTAAGTTTTCAACAGATGATGGCAAAGCCCAAGGCTGGTGCGATCAGAGTCGTCAGATTTTGTTACAGGTTTCCGAATGCCAACCCGATCAGCTTATCTCAAAGATTGAAGAAGAATTCGCGACTTGGGGCAAGCGTATCGATACTCTAACCGATAAGGTGCTTGAAGATGCTTAATATTCAGGGAAATGAACTGTTTCTTTATGGTCTCATCGGCCCCAGCGAACTTGGCTATATCAGTGCCATGGATTTCATTGATGCGATCAGTGGGTTTCAAGGCAAGGATATTGGCCTAAGAATTATGTCTGCAGGCGGAAGCGTCGATCAGGGCGTTGCCATTTACAATGCCATTAAGCGACGGCGTGGCAAGACTACGGTTTACATCGACTCCATAGCCGCATCGATCGCATCGGTGATTGCCATGGCTGGCGATACGGTGATTATGTCAGAGGGGTCAAAGCTCATGATCCATAAGCCTTGGACGATCGCTGCAGGAAACGCAGACGGCATGCGAAAAATGGCAGAGTTACTTGATAAATACCAAGAAGGCCTTGTAGATATTTACGTCAATCGAAGCGGCTTAGATCGCCAGCAAGTGATGCAGATGATGGCCGATGAAACATGGATGACCGAAAAAGAAGCTGTGGAACTTGGCTTTGCAGATTCTGTTGAAGGCGTCGCGAAGGAAGCTGCGCAGGTGCCAAGGAACGTCTTTCAGAATGTTCCGCAAGATGTAAATCAGATCGAAA